TCCCCGATAGCGCGCCTCCGTCAAAAGCGAGCTTCGCCGTGGTGACGGCGGCATCTGCAAGCTTCGCTGTGGTGACGGTGGCATCTGCAAGCTTCGCTGTGGTGACGGCGGCATCTGCAAGCTTCGCTGTGGTGACGCTGGCGTCTACGATCGTCGGCGCGCCGATGTTGTCAACCGTCCAGATTTCAACATCTGCTGCGGTGGTCAGTTTGAATTTATACTGTGGCGACCCTAACCACACTTCCGCTTCGCCACGCGAGTTTAGGATGATGGGGTTGGTGTTAAACGTTGTTTCCGCGGAAGATGTATAGGTCGCCAGCGGCGTTGTTGTGCCGGCGGCGTATGAATACAGCTTGCCACCCACCAAAGGAACGCCGTTAGCATCAAAAAACTGTAACTTAGGTGAGGGGCTAAGGTTAGCCATTAAGCGCGCTCCTGCGTCTACCTAGGGATAAAGGTCATTGTAGGGGCTACGGTGTACGTCACCCGCAAAAAGTCATACGCCGATAAAGGGAATACACCAGAAACGACCCCAGCACCATAGAAAGTTGCGTTGTCGCGCGAAAAAGCGATGTCCGACACCGCGCCGCCTGAAACAATCATGTCTCCGGGGTGACCGGACGTGTTCTGATACGTGTACGGCGACGCGCCAGGGGTTACGCCGGCGGGCAACAGGAACCGGCCTGGCACGTCCTGAAACGCCGGCGGGTCCAGCGTGTCAAACAGCCCGTCGGCGGTCGCCGGGGCGGCGGGAGGGGTTACGTCAACGTAGGTTTGAAGCGCAGCCTGAAGCGCGGCTTCGTCAGCGCCCGGCGGCCCTAGCTGAACATCTTGCAAAGACACGGCATTGCTGCCGCCGCCGGTCAGCGTGAATAGGTTAAGCAAGAACCTATACCATTCGCGCGACATCAACCCTGTACGGTCGTCAATGATTGGAACGCGCGGCGGGGGGATATTGGTGATGTTCGGCGGGCTAGGCACGGGTAGGGCTCACAAGCAATTCGGCGGCAGTAATGAAAATCTTGACGGGATCGGTGCCTGACACCTCATAAACCCGGTCGCGTATTTTCATCGTCATGCCCAGCCGGCGCCAGATGGTACGGTAGCCGTGCGCGCCGATGCGCCCCATAGATCGCCAATGCTCGTTGGACCATGTGTGCCCGCCGTCGTCGGACCAGCGAAGCATGACCTGCGGGTCTTCGCCCTGGCCGCTGTTCAACCCTACGCCAGTCTCCCCTTCTAGCTGAAGCATGTGGTGGGCGGACCGAAAGGTGTTGTCGGCGCCGGTCGGCATGGCGCGCCAGGATCGCAACCAGCGTTGCGCGGCGCCGTTATCCGCGTACACATCAAGATCAAATGCGTACAGGTTGCCGTTTTCGTAATCGCCAATGACAATTTCGTTGTTAAACGCCATCTGGCAGTTGCCGCGGTGCCGGGTAAATTCGCCGTCAACCCACCCCGCGCGCTCGTGCCAAGCCTGGGTCGCCACGTCATAAACCCAAGTCGCGTTAGCCGAAGGGAACACCAGCACATAGAAAGCGTGGCCGTCCTGCTGGTATGTGTAGCCTATGGCGTCCGATAAGTCGCCGTACTGCTGTATTTGCCATTCGATTGCGTGGGTCGAAATGCGCGTCCCGGTGTAACCGTTGGCGCGGTACACAATGCCGCGCCCGCGGGCGTCGGAGCCTAGCCAGAACAAGCCGTTGTCTAGCTTGGCGACCGAATACGCAGCGGCGCAGCCTATTTCGTTGAACGCACCCTGTACCCGCGTGAGCGGGAAATCAGCTTCGCCGGAGTCATACCAGACCTCAACCGAATTGGTCCCAAACACCCATACCTCGCGGTGGTCCACGATAAGGGCCACTACGCCGTCCGGCGAGCCTTCGGCGCTGGCAAAATCAAGCGGGTCAACCAACGTACCTTCTAGTAGGTTGGTAACCCATATTTTTTGGCTGTTGGGCTCGTTGAACACGAAATAGCCGTCCAGAAACCCGACGGACCCCGCACCGGGAAAATCCGGGTCCGATATGGGGGCCAATGCGCCGGAGTTGACGTTGTATATGAAGCTAGGCCCGTTAGCCGCAATGAAAAGTTGCGTTCCGTTGTCCGACATGGAAACGGGGCCGGTTCCTGTAATAGACCCTAGCAGGGTGGCCGACCACGACGTATCCACGCGATATAGCGCGGAACCTGACACCACATACCCGTAAGCGCCAAACTGCCACATGCCGCGAATAGGCCCGGTGCCTACGGTCGCCAGCAAACGCAACCCAGGCGCGCGGCTTAGGAACGCAGGTTCGTTGCCGCCTTCAGGCACAATTTCGGGAAACAGGTTTATCATGCGGCTGTCGGCGGCGTTGACGCTCCGAGCCACATACGTTCCGCCGAGTATCGGCGTTTTCATCAGTAATTGCCCGCGAAGATGTTGTACCGCTGACGAGTGCCGACGATGCTATACGGCAGCGCCATAACGTCGCCGGGATTGTTCACGCGCTTGAGGTTGCGCTTCGATGTCATGGCAATGCGCTTCACCTGGGGCGACGGCTCAACACCAAACTCAGGCGCCATCTCGCAAGCCAGATTGTACCGAAAACAGCGCAGGTAGCCGGGCGGGAACGCCAAGGTGGTTGCCAGATTGACCGGCTGCGTCAATTCCTCAATGGACACAAAATGAAACTCGATGGTCCGAAGCGGGACCGGATAGACGTACATTTCAATGTCCGGGTAGGTCATATTGACCCACATGACTTGTGGAAATGAACTGGTGACGGTTTTGACCGCGATCCCGTTATACTGCTGCTGGTTGATAATCTTGATGCCGTATGAAATGCCGGACGCGGGGTCGCGGAAGAATGTGCTGTCGTCCAGCGCAATAGGCCGGATACCAGAAAAGGTGCCGGACGGCCCGAGGGTACGCGAAATCACGCCTGGCGGCCAAGTGAAAATCTGGTCTTGGGTAGAGAAGACGGCCAGCCGTTCGGTGTTCCAACTGTCAATCATCTGATTGAGCGCGGTAAGCGCGTCTTGCGATGTCGCCGCCGATGGCGTCTCACCTTCAGCCAGCACCCCTAACAGGCGCAAAGACCCGTTTATGATGTCGCCAGCCGAGGCCATGCTTTAATCCTCCTGCGCGGGTAGGCGACGCCGGCGCGAACCGTGGGCCGCCGCAAGCTGGTTGATTGCTTCGGCCGGGGCTTCTTCGGCTACCGCGTCGCGGGACCAGCCGTTGCGCGCGTCGTACTCAGCCTCCATGTCAGAGGTGGCAACCTTGGTACCAAAAACCGGGTGGGTCATATAGATGACGGCCATGGGGTAAGACCTTCCAGAAAGGGAGATAGGCCCCCGCGCAAGGCGGGGGCCTGTTAGTCACGTCACGCGGTAAAGCGTCCAGGCGCCGGCCGCGGACTTGCGGGCGACAAGCAGCGCGCCGGTAGTTACCGGGATCGTCATGGTAAGCGACCCTGAGATAGTCCAGCCGGTGCCCGCCGCGATAATGGCGGTGCCGGAAGACGTACCCAGGTTCACAACGCGAAAGTCAAACGACGTACCTACGCGCTCCATATTGGCGAAGGCCAACTCAAGGTCCGTCACCGAAGGGAGCGTGTAGGTCTGCGCGGCGGTAATGCCGCTATTCGCCAGGATAAGCCCGTTGACAATTTGCGCGGGCGTCAGCGTGGCGGTAGCGGTAACCGAAATCGGCAAGTCAATCGGCGTCATGTTTGGCTCGGAGGCGTTGCCAGTACCGATCTGATACCCGCCTGAACCGTTTGCGATAGGCATGTCAATGTTTCCTTTCGGTTAGAGGGTCAGCCCCAAAGCCGTGTGGCCATTTGTGGACGGATAACGCCGTAGCCGTACAGCACGTCAATACGGCAAGGCAAGCGGTCGTTGTTGATGTCGTACTGGCGCACAACACGCATAGAGATACCGTTGTGAACCTGGCGGGACGCCATATCAACGCCTTGCGGCAGCAACAAATCGGCGGTTGCCATCGTAATAGCGTCTTTGTGGTACACCAAGTTTTGCGGAAACGCGGTGGACGCCGCGCCCAGGAACGTAACCACCGCACCGGACTGCGGAAAGCTGTCCACTGTGGCCAGAGCGTTCGTAGCGGTGAACATGGCCGGGCTGATAGAGACGTTGGTGTACGCGCCGCCAGAAGCCGTGTTGGCCGCCAGCACCACGAACTGTTGAAGCGAGCCGGTGGATTGACGGGTCTGCGGGTTGACCGCGAACACGCCGTTTACCGTGAACACATCGCCCGCCGCGATCACCTGCGTACCCGTGCCTGTGATGTTGATGGTGGCTTGGCCCTGCGTGGCAACAGTCGTAGTGACCGTGTGTGCGCCCGTGCGGGTGCCCGTAGTGAACTGCTGGACGGACTGCGACATATTGATTTCGTCGTAACCCAACACGCCTTCACCCATCATGCCGCTTTTGAATTGGCGAGAAATGGTATTGGCAGGGCTAAACAACCCCTTCAAACCTTCCACCAAGCCCGCGTTAGCCGCCGGGTTGACCGTGGCGTAACGGTTTGGCATCATCGCCGCGAACTCGTTCAACTTCTGCTGGGCTTGCAGAAGCACGAGCGAAGTAGCAGGCGTCGTGCCGGGGGTGCCCACGGAATTGAAGATAGTCCGGTAGGCGTTGGCCACGTCCGCGTCAATAGACGCGGCAAGCTGCGAAATACGCGGCTTGAGAACGCGGTCAGCGAAATCGTCCAACTGTAAGGTCAATTCAGCGGACGTAAAGTTGACGCCGATATGCTTCTGAGAATCAACGCGGAGCGTCGTAAACTGCTCGTTGTCGTCCTGCACTTGCAGCGCAGCGCCGTCCGTGACCAGCGCGCGGTCAGGCAGGCGGATACGCAGCGTGGAGCCAATTTTGGCACCTTCGGCAGCAAAACTGTCGTCATACTGCCGGTTGATATTGCGCGTGATAACCAGGTTGTTCTCGAGAATTTCGAGAGCCTTCCGGGTAATCATGTCAATAGTAAGAAGTGAATTGGGCATCACTTATCTCCGATGGTCAGAAATTGCGGGATGCCTCCGCCTTCTTGATCTGTCGCAGCCGGTCAGCTTTGATCCACTCTTCCGTACTCATAGACTTGATAGAGCGCGGATCAGTAGTATCGTAAGTCGGCGCCGTGGCGGCGCGGGCAGTGACAGGGGCAATAGGGGCGGGGGCAGAGGTTGTTTTGCGCGCCGGGGGATTGGCCGCCAGGGCGGCTTCAATCTTCCCAATTTCGCGGGCTTGCATCAATGGGCTCAGCCGGGAAATCCGCTCAGATTCCTTGGGATTGGAACCGAGATGATATAGCAACTCGGGGCCAATCTCAGAAGACTGAATGGTTTGCGCCATCGCGTCCGTAACAGGAAGCGCCGGGTTGTACGCAACTTGTTCAAAGTCGGCGTATCTGTTTCGGGCTTCGTCTTCACGGTCGCGGTAAGCGTCCTGCATCTTGGCCTGGGCGGCTTCGGCTTCTCGCTGCGCGAGTAGGGCTTCGGCTTTCCGTTCGGCCAAGGCTTCGGCATAGGCGGGTGCGTTGTCAAAATCCGCGGCGTCCAACGGCGCGGCCGGCAGCGCCGGCGCGGCGAGGGGCCTTGTCTTTTGATCTCGTTCCCATTGACGTTGCGCCCGCGCCAAGCGTTTGCTTATGGCCGCGTCCAATTCCTCCTGGGTGAAGGTTTTTGGTGCGTCCGTAGGCGGGGCTTCCGGCGGAGAATTATCTGTGGCGGGCGCGGGCGTAGCCGTTACGTCCGGTTCCGGCGCGGTGGTAGCCGCTATCTCTTGCATTGCGTCAGACATAGTAGTCCCTCACGAAACCTGGTGAACCGCGCCAGTACGGTTGCCTCCGGCGGCGTTCCGCCGGGGAAAAGGTTACGCCTTCATTTGTGCCGCCATGCTTTGAAAAGCGGCGACCTTGGCGTTAAAAGCGTCGCGTTCCGCGTCCAGCTTGGCGGCTGCTTCGGCCAAAGACTGATCTTTGGCGGCCGCGGCGGTTTCGCGCAATTTTACCGCGCGTTCGCGGCTGGCCGCCGCGGTTTCGCGCGCTAAAAGGGCTTGGTCTGCTTCTGC